CCTTACCCGTTTGTTAGTTGCTGGTTCTTCGTTGGTGTCAGTTGCTACAGTGGCCTTGGCTGAAGTTCCTGCTGATGTGACTACTGCTATCGGATCAATGAAAACTGATGCTTTGGTTGTTGCTGCTTCTGTTTTGGTTGCTGTGATTGCTGTCGCTGCTGTCAAGTTCATCCGCAAAGGTCTGTAATGTCTTACCAGGTTAACGATAACTGTTACGGTAGTTCATCCTCTGCTGTATCTGCCATTGCTTCAAAAGAGATAGGCGGTGTTGTTAATCTGGGGTTGACTTCGTATGTGGTGGATGTGTCTGCCATAACTGATACATCCATCACTTACCTTTTACAAGACCTCGCTTCTAATAATACTATTACTAAAACAGTATCTATTACACTTCAACCATGCGGCTTATTAGATACAAGTGACGCTTTAATTATTGGTTGGGGTATTGCTGCCGCTTGGCTAGTTACTTATGGCATTATGTTTTTAAAGCGAGGACTTCACGAATGACTCCTAGTTTCTTTTGTGTTTTAATCTGTATTTTGGGGATAGTATGGATAATTACAAATTTCCGATAATTGCATTTGGTCTTTGTTTCTTAACCTGCATTCCTGCATTTGCTTTTTATTCTACAGTCAGTCCACCTTCTGGCGCTTCTACAGTTGCTAAAAGTCTGGTTTATAAAGCTGTCGCTGCGGATACCAGTTTTGTTAATGGTATAAGAGTTGCCGCCAATGCTGCTGTTAATCTTGGCGGTCGGTCTGTTGCTCTGCCTGTTGCGTTTCGTTATGCCGCCACTGCTGCTAATGTTGCAGCACGTTTTTCGTTTGGTAATCCGTTGTTATTCGCTGGCGTATTAGCTGGTTCTGCTGCGTATGAATACTACTCTGATAATAAGTTCGAAATAGAAAATAATAAATGGGTTGAACGTTTTGATGGTTTGACTTGTTTAACCGGTTGTTACGAATATAAAATTAGTGGAACTGTTTGGTATCGTTCACCGCAAGCTGCTTTTGCTGCATGGTTAGCCTCTGCTAATGCAGGTAGTATGTTATACCAATTAAAAGAGTATTTATATAATTATGCACAGGTTACAGTTTATTACTGGCCTCAATCTTATACTCTTAAATCTATTTCTAATGCAGGTCAGTCTACGCTAAACATTAGCAAGCAAGCTATACCTCCATATAATGATTCGCGTACTGAGCTAGTTACAGAAGATAAATTCGTTACTCGTATGAGTTCAGTACCTTTACCTGAAGATGTTCCGCAATTATTACCTGTTCCGCTTCCTGTTGAAACACCGATAATTAATCCATCTCCTCAAACCGATACCGAACCTCTTGCCGAACCTGTTTCTCAACCATTTACTGAGCCAATGGGCGAGCCTCAAGCTGTGCCTAATACTAATCCTCAACAGTTTAAAACTCCAGTTATACGTATTTTGCCTTCTCCAACTGTCGATGATCCGTGGCAAGTTGATATTCAACCAACGGATATACTACGTACGGATAATGAACCTGTAATTGATCCTAATACTAATGCTCCTAAAGATGATTCTGTCGCTAAGCCAAGCGAGAATACGCCCGGGTTATGCGACTTGTATCCGGGGATTTTGGCTTGTGCTAAACCTGTGTTTGATACGCCTGACACTGGTGATTTACAAAAAAAAGATATTGACGTAAGTATCATTCCGCAAACCGGTTGGGGTGCTGATAATGCATCATGTCCTGCTGCTCGTCATTTGTCTGTTGCTAATGTTGATTTACCATTTACAACAATTTGTAATTTTATGACTGGCATAAGACCTTTCGTTATTGCTATGGCTTGGATTAGTGCTGCGTTTATCCTGATCGGTGCTAAGGGAGGGTCTAGCTGATGGGTGCTATGGGTACATGGCTAGTTAGTCTAGCTGCTCCTGCTGCCATGCGCATTCTGGCTGCGCTGGGCATTGGTATGATCTCCTATGCTGCCATTGCAACGGCGCTTAGTACTGCGTTAACGGCTGCGCAGTCGGCTTGGTCGGGTCTTGCGGGTGACTCGCTAGCGTTAATCACTATGTCTGGTGCTAGCACTGCTCTATCGATTGTCTCGGCTGCTTTGGTTGCTCGTGTTGCGCTACTCGGTCTAAAGAAATTGGCTGTATTAGCATGATTACACTGTTTACCGGGTCACCTGGCGCGGGAAAAACGTTGTCACTGGTGCAATTACTTTCAAAATTGGATGGTACTCGGCCTTTATATGTTGATGGTCTGGACAATCTGACATTACCTCATACTGTTGTTGACAGTAACAATTGGCACGTTGATCTACCGGATGGCGCTATATTGGTAATCGACGAAGTCCAGCGGGTTTGGCGACCTCGCGGATCAGGTTCGCGTGTGCCTGATTCTGTATCGTCACTTGAAACGCATCGGCATCGTGGCATTGATGTTTACATGACTACTCAAGCTCCTCGGCTGCTTGATGCTGCTGTCAGGTCTTTAGTTGGTCGGCATGTGCATATTCGTGATACAGGCATACTTGGTCGGTATTGGTATGAGTGGCCTGAGTGTAATGAGTCGCTGACGTGGAAATCTTGTATCAACAAAAAGCGATTTTCATTACCAAAAAAAGCATTTGCCATGTATCAGTCTGCCAGTTTGCATACTGTACCTGTCCGTGGTGTTCCGAGAGCTTTAATTGTTGGTATTGTTGCCATTTTGTTATTTACTATTTTGGCTTTTAGCGTCTATAAAATCATACAGAGAACGCAGAATCCAATAGTATCTGAACCTGTTATTAAACCTGTGATAAATAATGATAATGGATTGAGTAATAAATATCAAACTGTTAACAAGTCTGGTTTTATCGATGATCGAATTGACTGGATACCGCGCATTAGTAATCGGCCTGAGTCTGCTCCTGCGTATGACCATCTGCGCAAGGTCGTTGCTATGCCTGTCTTGCGCGGTGGCTACTGTATCGATGATGTTTGTAAGTGCATCAATGACCAGGGCACTGATAGCGGTCTATCGAGCAATGAGTGTCTGGCATACATCAAAAATCCGTCGTTTGATCCGTACCGCGTGCATGTTGTCACTACACCGATTAACCGTGACATCAATCAATCTTCTGTTGTTGCTCAACAAAATCCATCGTAAACCGTCGAACTAATCCAGTGTTTGCAGTTCGTACCCCTTATCACGTCGAGCTGTCAGTTGTCGCGGTTCGCACGTCACGCAAAATATTCCCGCGCTGTCGCCAACTGCTGCTAAACATTTGTGATGTAAAAAGCGGGAATTTTTGCTCCGTCTGCCGCATCATGTGTCACTAACAAGCCCTAGCTTTTTACTCCTTCCTAGAAAGACGGTATTTGTCTGCTTTTGTTAACGCGCCACACTGTATAAATATACAGTTTTGCTACATACAGGCCAAGTCAGCTTTTTTTTTCTAAAGATACCGTTTACCTGTGTAATCCACATTACAGCTTTTTTTATGGCTTGCTTCAACAGCACCCCTTTCTCTTTGCCTTCATACTGCCACATCAATGCACTTAAAGCCCATTTTTCAGCGTCATAACCTGCTAGTTGTGCCATTAGTGCTACATCAGCTATTGGGCACGTTGCTCGGCCTGTACGCCAATCGCTGATCGTTGACCTGTTGGTTTTGATCTTTTTCGCTAGTTGGTTGTCATTTCCAGCGTTTGCGCTTGCTTTATTTATCAGTTCTAACAAAATTTCTTTGTTCATTTGTTGCTTTCTGTTTTTTTGACCAAATTTACTGTACATTTCGCATGTTCGTGTTTTACGAACATGGCTTTGTTTAACGTACATCACTTTACACAGGATCACATTATGGAAAATTTATCTTTGTCTGCCAAGCAATCCGAGGATTTGCATTTCATCGAATGTCGCATGATGATCCTATATCCTGATGTCTGTTATGGTTGTCGCCATGAGTATGCTATAAATGTTGTAGTAGAGTTAGCTAAGCCAGCTACAACTACTAAAACGCTATGAGTTATGTAGCGCCAGATTTTGGTGAGCAATCGAGATGCGGTCATGTTACACGCATCTCTTTTCCCACTTTAGGGAATTTTCGGTCATTTGAGCCTTCTAATTCGGACGTTTTGCGGGTCAATTATTTATGTCAATCTGTGCCTGTTTCGTCGGTTTTGGCACAGCATGAACAGTCAATTGGTCATGTCGATTGGTTGACCATGAAGCAAAGTCATGATGCTGATCTTCCTGTTCTGGCTAATGGTTGTGTCATGTCTTTCGATGTTGATGGGTCTGTAGAGTACACGACGCTAAAAACTTTTGAAGTTTTGGGGTCATTTGACTCCAAGTGCTACGTTCGTTGTGATGGGCACACTGTTCAATTTTCGGGTAATCCGTCGCGTTGGGGTCGGAAGGATAACGTTTTCGGTTATGGCTTTGGTCAATGTCTACATGTTGTGAACGACATTGTTATGTCTGTAGGTTTGCCGCCGTTTACGGCTGGTCGCTCAACAGAGACGATTGGTAAGACTGGTGTTGTTAGTCGTATCTGGACAGGTGCAACTATCTCTCGTCTGGACATTACAGAAAATTATATTACTGGTTCATCTGACGATGCGCATCATTTTTTGCGTTGGCTAGCTGGTCAGAAGTTGGCACAAAAGAAAACTAGTTTTTACGGTGATCATAGTACGGTAGATTTTGGTCGCGGTTCAAAACGTAATTATTTTAAAGTGTATAATAAAGGTATTGAGTTATTAAAACACTCAAAATCAAAATCAGAATCAGATGATATATTTAAACATGGTCGCGATGTACATATTGATAAATTAGCGAATTGGTGTAATGAAAATGGTTTGGTACGTGCTGAACTGGAATTAAAATATCTTAGTTTGTTTGATTTAAAATGTCATTTTTTAGGAGATTTGAATATGAGCGTAATTGAAGCTGAATTTAGAAAGCATACTGTTGTATTTGAACGTTCTAACAAAGATGCAGAGATAGATGTTATGTCTGATTTAGATCATAAAACACTATCTATTTATAGAATGTGGCAAGCTGGTGATTTCGTTAAGGGCAAATTTTCAAAATCTGCTCTTTATCGTTTTCGGTCGAAATTATTACCTTATGGTGTCGATATATTGATCCCAAATAATGTTTCTCGGCTTGAACCTAAAATTAGGGTTATACGCCTGGCAACTGCGGTAATGCCTGATTGGTATGATTTACCTACAATCGTACCGAAATTTAGAATGGTTGCTTAATTTTTTTGGAGTATTTTATGACTGAAATAGTTTTTAATGTTATGCCTTTAAAGGGTCGTATTAAAAAAATCGAAATTGTAGGTAAGTTTTTTATCCATCATGTTGTGTGTCCTGCTATCGACGAATATCCGGAGCTTATTGATTCGTTTAAAGTTAAGTCAACTAAGCGCATTGGTGCTGAGAATGAGATTATTCGCTGGTTGTGTAAGGTAACTGGATATATTGAACGACCGGTTGAATATACTGCTAAAAAGACCGGTGAAGTTAAAATCGGCCAATTTTCCAAAATGTATTTGGAATATCTCGAACCGTGTTGATTGTCGCCTGGTAGCGCGCGGGGCGGCGGCTTGCCGTCCGCACCGCGCGCTACCAGTTCCAATAAATTTTAGAATCTAGCCAAATAATTATTTATTTGGGTGGGTTTTCCCATCATTCGTGTTTTTTTTTTTAACTTTTGGAGTTGTTTATGAGTAAGTTCCTTACCCGTTTGTTAGTTGCTGGTTCTTCGTTGGTGTCAGTTGCTACAGTGGCCTTGGCTGAAGTTCCTGCTGATGTGACTACTGCTATCGGATCAATGAAAACTGATGCTTTGGTTGTTGCTGCT